TTATGAAAATATTCTAAAATTAGATGTCGATTACATCTTGAATCCTTATATTGATTTGTGCGATTGGCTAAGTTTTGATTTGGAATCTGAGTTTTTTACCGGGCATTGGGGAGATGGATCGTTGGACAATTCCTTGGGGTTCTTGAAATATTTAAATGGATTTTTGTGTGCAAAAAAAGAACACATAATTAATGCCGGATTATACCAAGGAAATCAGCATGGTTATGGTTATGATGATTGTGATTTATACTCAAGACTAGAGAAATTAGGATTAAATAGACAACGACTTAAATTTGATAAAAATTTTGTACCAATTTTTCATATCCCACATGGCGACTACTTTAGGACAGAAAACTACAAAGAAAAAGATTTGTCTGTATCTTGGGAAAAAAACATGCATGAAAAAAGATCTCGCTAATCTGAAAGAATTTTCAGAAGAATGTCCACAGAAAGTCTTTGAAATTATAAAAAAACTTTTATCATGAAAATATTATTTACACAATGGTTTAAAGCCACGCCCGAAGTTTTAACATACAATCTGTATTGCTTGTATAGAAACCTTTCTAATGAAAGAATAGACAAACTAGTTCTATTTGTTGACAATTGTGAGTTCAGTAATATTTTCAATGAAAAGCTGATTGTTGTTCCAATACAAATAAGACTTTCCTATAAAATGTGGATGGACTATGCCGATAAAGAATATCCAGAAGACATAAAAATACTATCTAATTCTGATGTTTATTTTGATGAATCATTATCTTTTTTGGATCAAATAAATGAGTGGGAAAATAGATTATACGTATTAACAAGAAAAGATTTGACAAAAGATGGGAATATAATTCCCTCCTCTTTAGTGTATAATCCAAATAACACAGAGCAAACCAGCCCTCAGCATTGTCAAGACGCTTGGATATACAAAAACAAACTAGGGGGAGATTTCAATTATAATCTTGGAGTAATGCATTGCGAAAATAGTTTCAGAATAAGCGCTCAAGAATTTGGAATAGAAGTATTTAGTCTTTTTGATAATGTTGAATTGATACATGTTGACTGGAGAGGTTCAAAAATATACAGTCAAGAACAATATATAATTTATAAAGAACGCCCAAACTTGCCATATATAGAAAAATGAAGAGACAATTAATATCAGTAATAGGAGTGGAAATTGTAGACATAGATCTATTTTATCATTTCATAAACTATTATAACCCATATGTTGACGAATTTTCTTTAGTGTTTAATTATAAAAATAAAGATATATTAGATTCTTTTTATGAAATGGTACCACAAAATAAAAGGAATATACAATTTTGGGATAAAAAATTTACTGAGGATGCCAAAACAAAATATATAAATGAATTAATTAGTTTTGATGATAGAGTCAGCTTAATAGCAGATCACGATGAATTCATTGAGTTTAATGAAGAGTTTTTTGATTGTCCAAAAAATAAATGTAATGTTGGCGAATTGGTACAAAGATTTAATGTAGTGAACGATAAAGTGGTTCTATCTAAAGTAGAAAGAGATAAGAGCCTATTTGATCAATTCAAATATTCAAGCACAACAGATATACCTGATGGTCACATAAATACTTTCCGAGCATCAGCAAAAGTTTGTTATGTTCATGATATGCGCGTTTCTGATGGACATCATTGTCTTGAAGGATGGGTGGGACCAACAGTAGAACAGATTCACACTAAAATAAATGTTTATCATTTCAAATACGATAGCTATTTCCCAAAAGTTGTAAAAAATATTCTTGATGTATATCCGACTTTCGATGAAATTATAACCCTAGATAAGTTGATTTGACAAATGACCAAAACAGTATACACATATTATGAGCCTCTGGGGATGGGTAGAAATTACGCAGAAGAAGATCTAATTAAAATTTGTGCAGAATCTTGGGAGAAAAATGGTTGGAAACTTGTAGTTTTAAATTATGAATTAGCCAAATCGCATGATTTTTATTCAAGCTATTCTGAAGTTATTAAACAATTGCCTTCTGTTAATCCAGCCTTCTATGATTATCACTGCTATATTAGATGGCTAGCTATGTCTAAAATTGGCGGCGGTATAATGATAGATTACGATGTTGCTAATCTGAGTTTAACAGACGATTCTATTTTTCAACAAAAAATTATTACAGGATTTCAAGGACACGTTCCATGTGTTGTTTCAGGAACAGCGGAACAATATCTCGGGGTGTGCAAAATTTTCTGCGAATTAAGAGACAATGAAAAATGCATAGACAATAATTATAAAAAACCGCACACATCAGACATGATGATGATAGCCAGAGGATTTAAAGAAGATCAATTTAATAAAATTAATTATGTTGTTGATTACCCAAAAACGGCTCCACTTGTTCATTGTCCTCAAGATGCGTGCTTAAAAAACAAAAGGACCAAACTTGAAGCTATGAGAGAGATTCTTAAACTATGAAAATATTATTCACACAATGGTTCAAAACCACGCCCGAAGTTCTATCCTACAATCTTTACTGTTTGTATCAAAACCTTTCTAATGAAAGATTTGAACATATAGATTTGATACATGTTGATTGGAGACAAGAGAAGAAGTATACTCAAAGCGCCTATCATTCTTGGCAAGATATAACCTAAACTATAGTATAAAGAAAGGAGAAACTTATGATATGTGTTTTTACCCAAACCCATGGCGACAAAAGATCAAAGCTTTATGATTGGAAGGCTAGAGATGAGAACCTTAACTTTTTCATCAGCCAATTTGATCACTCCATAATGTCATTTCATAATTCTCCTGATGAGTATAGAAAAGAAATATTAAAAAAATACAATGTTTTCAAAGAGATAAAAATTTTTAATGGAATTTTGTATGCCGAATGTATTAAGAGAATCGTAGACTATGTGAAGGAAAATAACTTCACCAAGTTTATTTTTTTTCACGATGATGTATTTAGTGTCCAGAAAGATCGTGAATTTTATGAGGAATTGGTTGATTTCATCAAGAATTCTTCGCACGATATGATGTGCTTGGAATATGAAGGAAATCCCGAGCAACACAAGGTTCTGGAGAGTAGAAACAACTTCAATGTATTTAACACCACCAACCACGATCTGGTGAAGTCCGATCCTAAGATATGGCATTTTGATGACGCCGCGTTCGTTGCAAATGTCAAATTCTTAGACACGATCTATAGCAAGGAATTCTTCGCAGCAGACGACCGAAAGCCGTGGGTACAAGACGGAGGACACGCAGAGTGCATACTGAGAAGCCAGATGCAACAAAAGGTCATACCTAGATATGTGCTTGACAAAAAGAGTTTAGTCAGGTGCAACCTAGTTGGTCCCTCAAGCAATAAGACGACCGAAAAGTGGTTAATAAAGAGATTTAAGGAGGAGGATTGAAATGATAAAAAACGAAACCAATTGGTTCAATTATGCTAATTTTTACGAGTTTATAGCAGAGCAAAATTTTAAAACTTTTGTTGAAGTTGGCGTATTTTTTGGCTTGTCAATTAGTTTTTTAGCCCAAAAAGTCAAAAGCAAAGATGGCGTAAAAATATACGGAGTTGATTTATTTGAAACTTGGGCGGGAAAAGAACAAATTGAATATTTGTATGACATAAAAGGCTTGTCTGACAAAGATAGATTGGAAAAACTTGGTGAATACAAGTATAATTTCGTTGTCAATAGATTAAATGAAGTTGGATGTAATCATTTTGTTGAACTTATAAAAAGCGATAGTTCTGCTGCCGCCTCGTTGTTTGAAAATGAATCATTAGATTTTGTTTTTATAGACGGAAACCACTGGTACGATTATGTAAAAAAAGATATAGAAGCATGGTTGCCCAAAATTAAAAAAGGTGGTATTATTTCTGGACATGACTATCAAGCGGCGGGAGTTTCAACTGCGGTAGGAGAGACCTTTGGCGATTCGGCTAAAGTTTTTAAAGAATCTCGATCCTGCTGGTATGTGGATATCAAATAATGAATATGCAAGTTATCATGTCCGACAATAGAGATGTTGAGTTTGATTTGGAAAAATGCGAATACAACACATTATCTGCAATAATAAATTACGAGTATTCTTGTCTGCACAAATATGACTTCAAGTACTTTAGGCCTTTGATAAAAGGCAAAGTTGAGTTGGCTAATTGTCTATCTCCAACTAAAAAACCCAGACATGCGGCATGGTCTAAAATTCTTTCTTGCATTAAGGCCATAGAAGAAGGTTACAAATACGATTTTGTTGTATATCTGGACTCGGATTGTGTTTTCAGTCATCACGAAACTTCTTTAACTGATTACATTGACCGAAGCAAGAATGTATTGAATAAAAATTTGAACATGAAGTTTGATGTGTTTTTCATGAACAACCAACCATGGCATCGCTTCTTGCCATGCTCCGGTTTTTTTCTGTTTAGGCCCAATTCCAAAGCTCTTGATTTTTTCAAAACTTGGTATCAACAAAATCAAGACGACAAGTATAATCTTAATCATCCATGGGAACAGCACTGCCTACAGAGTTACTTAATCAAAAGTTCTAAATTTGAAGTAATAAACGACTGGATGTTTAATGATCGGAAACAAAATCAATACTTGAGACACATAGGTCGTGGAAATCCGTTAAGAAAAACCTTTTTTAATCAAATTATTAATACATACAATCAGGAAAAAATAGAGTCTAGTCTTGAAGCGCTTAAAGAGCTTGTTGTAGCTTACGATACTACTACTATTAAGTACGATTAATTAGGAACAAAAAATGATTTCTAAAGACGACTACGTCTGCCCAAGCTGTCATAATGATGATAAGCAAAGAATAATCTTCTTAGGTTCAGATTTTTCTTATCAATGCAAACATTGTTTGGCTATTCATGTGTTTGTAGAAAATCTATATTCAAAATTTCAAGATAATTTTAAACATCATGGTTGCGGCTCTTATAGGTGGAAAATTAATCGATATATAGGAACATATTCTCAACAAAATCAGTGGATTGATAATATTAATACTACGGCTAAGGATACTCATGAAATTAATCAATACGCTAACGCTAGGAAAGGTTTTGAAAAAATTATTTTAGGCATAGGTTCTGATTATAATAAAATAAATATTACTAAAGAAAAAATATCTAATAAAAATATTGATGCTAATACTTCTATTTTTATTGCTAATGCCATCAACACTAAACACTTTCAGGATTCTTTCAGGGCGATTGTGAGAATGAAAGAAAGATTACTAGAAGAAAAAGAATCATATAAAATATTAATTATGCAACCTAATATGCATATTTGTAAGAACCCAGTATCAAAACTAGAGGGCATTGATGAAATATGGGTTGTTAATGATTGGAATGATAAAATGGATTGGTATTATATGTTGGGGGAAAACGATAATAATTTGAATGATATAAAAAACCTATCCTATAGTCTAACTCAAGCACTAGACAGTTATAGAGATAATGAAACAGAGGCTGTCTCAAAAAGACCAGGACCGATGAAACAAGGAACCAAACCAATTAAAGACTTATTATACGTCCCAAAAAGAGAGCTAAGAGATAACAAGAATAGATTAATTGATGGCAAGTATTTAGCAATTTTAATTAGAAATGATTATCCGAGCAGAGCTGGACTAGAAACAACATCTCAAATACAAGAAATATGTGAAGCTATTAAGAATCAAGGTTTTAAACCAGTCATCATAGCTTGTGATAATAGAGAAGAAGATATTTGTAAATTATTAACATTAGATGATCCTATAATAATAGCAAAAAACTTAGAAGAACAAGTAATTTTTTATAATGAACATTGCTACGGTCTTATAGGAACGAACTGTTCAGGATGTAATTTACCAGTATTATATAGTATACCAATGTTTATTTTAGCTAAAACAAGATTTTTCCCAGACGACTTTTATTGTATGGGGCGCATATTATCCCCTCATGACTGCAATAAACTATTTAATGGCGACCTTACCAAACCAGATAATGTAAAAGAGATAAGAACAATCACGGACCAGCATACCAGTATTAAGAACCACTTAGTAGAATTTGAGGAGTGGTTGTATTCTTTAGGTAAACAAATTATTAACACATAATGAACAAAAAATTAGCATTCATATATACTTATGGTAGGATAGGATCTACAAGTTTATTTCGTAGCATATCTAATAAAACAGATGCTCATCATTTTCATAATTTCAAACCATATTTTGACAACCATCTGAATACAACAAATAATTATACTAATATAGAACAACTATTATCTTCTCAGGAATCTATCTATATAGTCACGGGGGTACGCGACCCTATAGCCAGAACAATATCTGCTCTTTTTACATGGATCACCAAAGAAGGCAGACTCAATAATTTAACTCAGTATTCTGGAGGAGGTAAGTACTTTTTAGGCCATAATAAAGAAGAAATCAAAAAGCTTGATATTAATTTGATAATACAGAAACTTTTAAACTGTTTGTCTAACGATAATATGTTTGATCAAAAAGACTGTTGGTTCAATAATAATATTCGTAATTTTTTTGATATAGATATATATAATTATTCATTCAATACCAACCAAGGATATATTCTGATTAATCAAGATAAATATAAAACTCTAGTATATAGGCAGGAAAACTTAAGAGATAATCATGAAATGGTTAATTCTTGGTTGAACACAAGCGATATTTTGCTGGTGTCAGAAAATGAATCCAAAACCAAGTGGTACTATGACTTATACAAACAGCTATTAGAAAATATAAAATTTTCTCAAGAAATCTTGGATAAAGTATATGATAATAAAAAAATTCGTCATTTTTATAGCGATACAGAAATATCTAACTTTTATAAGTATTATCTTTCATGAAAGAACCTAAAGAACCCACTAACGAATGGCGGCTGTCTTCTGATTATGATGAAGCAATTCATCTTAACGGTGGATATACTCTAGCTCTTGGATATTGCTATCTTAATAGACTAGAATATCTTTTTAAACAGAATAATAGAAGGCTATTCCAGTTCAGAACCAAGTGGGGCTGGTGTGGTGTGAATTTTTTATTCTCTGCTATGCGGCCCGATAATATACTGATTATTAACTCTTGGGCTAATTCTGCTATGGTTGCTAAGTCTCATACTACGCTATTTTATGTTTGGTCAGCTATTTTAAGAAACATATTAGAGGTCAGAGGACCAGATAATAAGCCGATACCAACTATGATCATTGATATGCCAGCAGCTATCCATAGACATCTAAACTTAGAGGACAGCACAATAGATAAAACCAAATTCCTACAAAATAGAGAAAAATATAAAGCTAAAATTATTGATCCAATTATATCTGATAATCCTAGTCATATTAGATATATTGATCTTCTCGACTATTTTTCGGCAGAGTGGGAGATGATAATAGAAAATCAAAAAAATGAGCATAATAGATCTCCTTGGCATATATCTGATCAGGTATTAGACACCATCTTTAGTCACTTTTTACAATTTACCAATAATGCCGAACACTATTCTCACATGAATCTGATCAAAGACTTAAAACAACTAAAATTATGAAAACCAAAATAGCAGATCAAAACTATAGCAAGCCTATACCCACAGCTGTAGATGGTAATAATCTATTAATAGATAAATTAAAATCTGATAAAATATTTTTCGCTGGTAGATCTGGTGGAACAGAGTGTGAGATCGTTCAAAAAATTTATAGATATAAAGAAAAAGTTCCACACCACGTTAGAGAGAGAGCATTTAAAGTAGCAGGAATATATCCTTTAACAGATGATAATTACCAAAAATTTGTAGATACATATATAAGAGGAATTAGAACTCTTGACGTTGTTGGAGTTTGGGGTGTTATTGGTTACGATTGGTTAGTAGATACCTTTTGTCCAGAAGCAGATTATATTAGATTAACTAGTCTAGAGCCTTATTATTTCCCAGATAATCCATGGAGTGCTTTTTTACAGGACAAGAAAATTCTAGTTATTCATCCATTTGTTAATAGCATACAAAATAATTTTCTTAAAAGAGAACATCTTTTTAGAGAGACAAAAATTTTACCAAATTTCTATCTTACAACCTTAAAAGCCGACCAAAATTATGGTAAACAAGCTGATTGGTTTGAGAGCTTAGATAAAATGAAGAATGAAATACTAAATATAGATTTTGATATAGCGATTATTGGGTGTGGCGCTTTTGGGTTGCCTTTAGGATCTTTTATTAAGGAAGTAGTTAAAAAAACAGCGATTCATTTAGGAGGTCCAGTTCAGATATTATTTGGTGTTATGGGCAGGAGATGGGAAACCAACAGCGGTATTATGAGGTTCCACAACGAATACTGGACACGACCTTTGCCCGAAGAAACTCCGGAATCTTATATGTCTGTAGAAAAAGGATGTTACTGGTAATGTCTAGTATAGACTATTTTATAGTTTGTCATAGTCAAGAATCTATTATTGAATTTTTGGATACAAAAAAATTTAATACGCTACCTAATTATCGTTTTCTATTTGTTGGTAACAGAGAAACTAATCAACTTAAACCACTATCTAACGTAATTGTCTGTAATAAATTACCAAAAAATATAGAAGAATGTGCCAATCTATGTAGCTTTACAGCATGGTACGCTATTTCTAAAAATAAACTATACAATTCTAATCATTTATGTTTATTAGAATATGATATCGAGTATTCTCAAGAACTACATAATAAAAATACATTTGCTATTTCCAATGAAACCAAACCATCTATTTATGGATATTCTATAGCTCCTGTTAACCATCGTGTGTTCTATAGAAGCACACCAATACTAGAACTAGCAATTCATAAAACATATAATATTGATCTATTAAATTTTATAAATAATTATGGATCTCAAGAAAAATACTGGCTCACCACCACAAACATGATGATGCATCAAAATACTCTGCGCTCATTTGTAGACTGGTATATGCCGATGATAGAACAATTTAAATATGAACCTATGAGCGCGTATGTTCATGAAAGAGCTATACATATATTTTTTTTACTTAAGAATATTCAGCTTAACTATATAAAAAATGCTATTAAACATCACCAAAAATGTTCACACAGCATAGAAGATGTTTATGGATATTTTTTGAAAAACAAACAAGAAAAATACCTGATCTCCTCGGATATGCCAGAATACGATCTATTGTACACAAACATACTATGCGAGCTTGACAAAAAGTACAACTCCAGTATGATAGACCATGTAAACTCAAAGGAAACAGGATCAAAATGAGACCATCTTGGACGGATTATTTTTTGGGATTGTCTAAAGTTGTTTCTCAACGAAGTCATGATATACATACTCAACATGGGTGCGTAATAACAGACAATCATAATAGAATTTTGGGAGTAGGATACAATGGATTTGCCAGAGGGCTAGATGACTCATTATTACCTAAAACCAGACCAGAAAAATATCATTGGATGATCCATGCTGAACGTAATGCTTTATCAAATTGTGTTGTTCGTCCAGATAATGGAATCGCTTATGTCTCAGGCCAATGCTGTAATGACTGTATAATGGCCTTATGGCAAGAAGGAATTACCAAAGTAATTATGTCAAATGATCATGGTACAAAGTTGTTTGATGCTGAAGCTTCAGAAAAATTTGACTTATTTGTTAAAATGAGTGGAATTTCTGTGGAAAAAATTTCTCCAGATCTTTCTTGGCTGAAACAGCTTTGTGGTGTATCTTGATTACAAGAACATGTTTTTACATATTATATATACTGTATTTTTATCATTCTTTTACTGGTGACACAAATATGATCAATCATCATTTTGAAGTTGCCACTCTCACTGGACTACTAGTACTAATTAATAGGAGATAATATGTCGGCTCTTCAAGAATTGCAGAATTATACATTTGTTAGCAAATATGCTCGTTGGTTAGAAAATCAAAATCGTCGTGAAACATGGAAAGAAGCAGTTGAACGTGTTAAAAATATGATGCATACAAAGTATGCTGATAAAGATATTGCCGACGAAATTAATTGGGCATATGATGCGATGTATAAGAAGAAGGTTCTTGGGAGTCAAAGAGCACTTCAATTTGGAGGAGATCCAATACTAAAGAGACATGCCAAAATATATAATTGTACTAGCTCTTATTGTGATAGATTAAGATTTTTCCAAGAGTGTTTTTGGCTATTGCTATGCGGTAGTGGAACAGGATTTAGCGTACAAAAGCATCATGTTGCAAAACTACCGTCTCTCGAACACAATGTGGAAGAAGGTATTTGTACAAAATATGTTATAGACGATTCTATAGAGGGTTGGTCAGATGCGCTCGGGGTTTTACTAAGTTCATATTTCAGTAAGCCAGTAGAAGAATTTAAACAATACAAAAATTGTCATATAGCATTTGATTATTCTAATATTCGCCCAAAGGGTTCTTCATTAGCTTCTGGAGTAGGCAAAGCTCCTGGATACGAACCACTAGCAAATGGTCTAGAAAAAATCAGAGCTTTATTAGATCGTTGTGTGGCTGGTGGTCAAAAGAAATTACGTCCAATCGATGCTTATGATATTGTTATGCATAGTAGTGATGCTGTGCTGTCTGGTGGTGTTCGTAGAAGTGCTTCTTTAGCATTGTTTAGTCATGATGATGAAGAAATGGCCAAGGCTAAAACAGGCAATTGGTATCTTGATAATCCACAGAGAGCACGAAGTAATAACTCGGCATTGCTACTAAAGCAAGAAACAACTTTTAATGAATTTAATACCCTTATGCAATCTGTGAAGGAATTTGGTGAGCCTGGATTTATTTGGAGCGAATCAACAGAAATGATCTTCAATCCATGTGTAGAGATTGGTATGTGGCCTGTTGATGAAGAAACACAAAAGAGCGGATGGCAGGGATGTAATCTGTCAACAATTAATTGTTCGAGTGTGATGGACGAAGAAGATTTTTATGAAAGATGTAGAGCAGCAGCAATAATAGGTACTCTACAGGCTGGCTTTACAACACTAGCATATCTAGGAGACATTAGTCAACGTATTTTTGAGAGAGAGGCTTTATTAGGAGTTTCTCTTACCGGAACCATGGAAAAACATGACCTAGTATTATCTGAAAAGGTATTGACAAAGGGAGCAAAAATTGCTGTTGAGACAAATAAGAAAATTGCTCAGAAAATCAATATTAACCAAGCAGCAAGAGTCACCTGTTTAAAGCCAGAAGGAACGTCTTCAAGTATGCTAGGAACATCGTCAGGTATACATCCTCATCACGCTAAACGATACATACGCCATGTACAGGCCAATGTTTTAGAAGCCCCATACCAACACTTTAAGAAACTAAACCCACAGGCTTGTGAGAAATCTTCGTGGTCAGCAAACAATACTGATGAAGTTGTTAAGTTTCCAATTGAAGTTCCAGATGGTGCCAAGCTTAAGAATCAGTTACCAGCAGTAGAAATGTTGTCTATTGTAAAGGATACCCAGAAGAATTGGGTTCATTCTGGTAAAAATAGAGCATTATGCACACAGGAATATTTAAGTCATAACGTTAGCAACACAGTAACTGTTAAGCCTGATGAATGGGATGACGTTACCAAATATATTTATGATAATCGTAAGTATTTTGCTGGTATTAGTCTTATTCCTCAAAGTGGAGATAAAGACTATCCACAAGCTCCATTTACAACAGTTTATACTAGTCGTGAAATTGTTAAAGAATATGGAGACGCAGCACTATGGTGCTCTGGATTGATTGAATTAGGACTAAATAGCTTTAATAATAACTTATGGGCAGCATGTGATTATATATCCATGAACCAATACAAAGACGGTGATTCAGAAGATAAACTATTATTTGCCACAAAAATGAAAAACTTTGCTGGTAAATATTTTAATGCAGATGTTAGACGGTTAACATACTGTATGAAAGATGTTTATAATTGGAAAATCTATTGCGATCTTTTCGAAAGCTTTAAGAAGGTTGATTATACGCAACTGGCTGAGACTGAAGACAATACCGTAGGAATAGAGGAAATTAGTTGCGCTGGCGGCGCCTGTCTAATTTAACTACTATTCGTAAAGGGTAACACTTGAGAAAAAATAATAAAAACGTAAAGAAAAAAGCAAAGCTTATAGACGCTACTCATGATTTGGTTGTACCTCAGCTTTATAGAAACAGACTAAGACCTCGCAGTGAAAATCAAAAACAGTATATTAGAAATATAGCAGAAAACACTATTTCATTTTGCCAAGGTGCTGCCGGAAGTGGTAAGACGCATATAGCTGTTGGAATGGCATTAGAATATTTGTTAGAAGAGAAAGTTAAGAAAATAATTATCACCAGACCCGTGGTAGAATCTGGTGAAAAAATAGGATATCTACCAGGAACAGCAGAAGAAAAATTACATCCATATTTATTACCACTACTAGATGAAGTGCACCACTTTATCTCTGGTGGTCAATATGCTGGTTTAAAGACAAACAATAAAATCGAAATTGTTCCATTGGGACTCATGAGAGGTAGGAATTTTCACGATTGTTTTATTGTTGCCGATGAGTGTCAGAATGCTTCTTATGATCAGCTTAAAATGTTATTGACAAGAATAGGAAATAATAGTAAAATGGTCTTGACAGGAGATATTAGCCAGTCAGACCTACTAAGACATATGCGTGGGGGATTTTTTGAAATGATGACCAGTCTTGAAGGCATAGAGGGTATATCAATAAGTCGTTTAGACTTTTCAGATATAGTTAGAAATCCTATTATATCCAAGATTCTTCAAAGATTAGATAGTTATGAGTCAGACAAAACATAAATGCTTATTATTAAACTCTGATTATACTCCTATGACTATAGTTGATTGGCAAAAAGCTATTATATGGTCTTTGAGGTCATATAATGATCAGAAAAAATATGGGATTGAAATTTTAGATTTTCATAAAGAACAATACGTTATTGGCACAGGAGGAAGAAAATACAAAATTCCTTCTGTTGCCAGAACTATAAGATTTTTTAATCATTACAATAAGCGAATTCATTTTTCTAGACGTAATTTATTTTTAAGAGATGATCATACTTGCCAATATTGTAAAAATCATTTTCATCCTAATCAGTTAACATATGATCATGTTATTCCTAAGTCTCGTTATAAAACCTCTTTACAAAAAAAATGTACTAATTGGACCAATATTGTAACATCTTGTATTACGTGTAACTTTAAAAAGGGCAATAGAACCCCGGAAGAAGCTGGTATGACATTAGCAACAATGCCATGTGAACCAAAATATTCGGATAAATACTTGCCTTGGCACAACGAAGCTCTTAAGATATACCAGACACAAGAACTAGAGACTTGGAAACCGTTCATTAATTTTAAATAGGATAGGATAAATGGCTGAACATATATTTAGAACACAAAATCCAGATACTCAAAGTATGTTTTATTGTCTTTCTGGTCAAGAAGATTTTATCGATAATGAAAATAATCCCAGAGTCAAAGAAGAACAAGACAATAGAGTAACGGCTAAAGCTGTGCAAAATAAAAAACCTAAACACTTTAAAGACTCATCTAATCAATATAGATATTACATTAAAATAAATCCAAATCTAGAAATATATAATCCAATTAATCTACATTCTTCTATTAAAGACAAGAAAAAATTTTCTCATATTAATACTGTATGTAAAAATGACTGGATTTTTAAAGAAGTAGACAAATCAATATTCGATAAATATGTAGCATTCCTGAAACACCAAAATGCTCAAAGTCTTAAGGATCTTGAAAGACAAATCAAATAATTATGCCAACATACACATATAAGTGCGAACAATGTGAAGTAAAATTTGAATTATTTTTTACGATGAACAAATACGATGAACACCCCCTATGTACGTCTTGTAAGTCTAAAAAAACAAACAGATCTTATGAAGACGATATGTCTACAATATCTAGCTCTGTAAAAAAATCAGACAGTGAACTAAAAACGATTGGAGACTTAGCTAATCGTAATAGAGACAAAATGAGCAATGATCATAAGCAATATTTACAAGAAAAGCATAACGAATATAAAGATACGGAATTAGAAAAACAACTTCCCAAGGGTATGAACAGAATAAAAAAGCCCAAAAAGAAAATTAAATGGACATAATATGGTAGAAAAAATAAAGTTACAACCGGAAACACTTGAACAGCTAAAAGATCTAACAGACGCTATTGAACATACAGTAGCAAAAGAATCCTACACAGCATTTCAAGAACTGATAGACTATAATAGTACTACTAAACTTACTAATTCTCCTCATGAAATAGTATTTGATATTACTGCTTCTGTATTTGAAGAAAACACAAAAGGAGAGCTTGTTGGAACAAAAGAAATTTGTACAAAGAAATTTCATATACCAGTTCCTATTGATAAAGAATATGAACTGTTCATGAAAACTTTTTTCACACATCTTGAAAAATGTATATTAGCATCTACCCAAGCAGCATACGAGGATAATAATGGATAGTTTTATATTTCAACAAAAACCAAACAAACAAGAGACAATCGAAACAGAATACTATACTGCTCCAGATCAAGAAGACTTTGTAGACATGAGCGGGCTACCAAGAACGAACAATCCAAATAATAAGCATATAGTGGCTAAAAAAATTACTAAATTAGACGCTCAGCCTAAATATTCTATTAAGATAGGAATTAACAATAAATTATTAAATCCTCTGTCTATTTATGGAAAAGATAAAGACTCTTCGTTTTTGGATACTGTATGTAGAGCTAATGATAGATTTATCGATGTAAATCTAAAAGCGTTTGAATTATATCTGAATTTTCTTAGAACAAAAAATTCTTCATGGCTATATAATGCCGAAAGGGAACTAACATAATGTCTCGTATTAATAAAACAACAATTTATGCAATCAAATGGTTAAGTAGTCAGGGACATGATATAGAATCTATAGCTAACGAACTGTCTGTTTCTAAAAAGCAGGTAGAGGCCCACACAGACCTGCCTCAACCAGTTCAGACTAGTCCAGAAGAACCACCCAAAATTACACCTAAAAATCTTATGATAACACAAACAAGTGTTAAGAAAACAAACAACGTTGCTATTATGACTGGTGAAGCATCTATGCTCAGTGACCATATCAAGAAAAATCAAAAAGCAACACCAAAACATCAAACAGGAATTTTCCGACCAAAACAATAATGAGTAATATTTATCCATCTAGGTATTCTAATGGTAAGAAGGTTTCGGCTGCTCAGTATATTACTGAATTAATATGTGAAAATAAAGCAAAGCAAGATAAATTAGATTTACATCATAGATTTTGGTTGAACCCAGAGTGGTCCAAATACTATAGAAATCAAATAGGGACTGCTAATCAACTATTAAAGAAATACAGTCCTAAAGCGATTATCAAAGCTTTACAAGACAACAAAGCACAAAAAATCTATTCTTTGCGAGCACCTCACCTTGTGGCTATTATAGACCAATACCAGTCCATAGTAGACTCTGAAAATACAGAATTTACCAAAGATATAGAACGTAAAGAAGTTAAAACTTACAGAAAAGAACAACCCAAAACTAGTCTACTATCAAAACTAAAGGAACTAGACGATGAGTCTTAAAGAAGATGTTGCTAAAAATTTTGGAAATGAAATTATCTTATCAGGTAATGCTATAGTAGATAGAAAGTCTATTATCATACCCGTAAGCCCATCGTTGGATATGGTTTTAAATGGAGGTATCCCAGAAGGAAGTTTTGTGGTATTCACAGGACAACCCAAATGTGGAAAAACCACGACCTCTCTTTCTTTCGCCGCTACTGCACAAAGGCCCGAGTACAAGGGAGACTTAGCGAAAGATCGTCATGTGTATTACCTAAATATTGAGGGTAGATTAAAAAAGAGAGATCTTGAAGGTATTCCAGGATTAGATCTTAATAGGATTGATGTTATAGGATCTCAACAAGGTAAAATTCTTCATGCAGAAGAATATCTGCAAATTGGAGAAAGAATCATTAATGAAATTCCTGGTTCTATATTAATTATCGACTCATATTCTGCACTATGTACAGAAGCAGAAATTACTAGTGATATGGATAAAATGCAACGCGCAGACGGCGCTAAATTATTAGCAAAGTTTTGTCGTAAGGTAGCAAATGTAATACCTGTTAATAAAAATATTGTAATTGGTATCACTCATCTTATGGGTAATCCAACGGGATATGGGGCAGAATTTAAGGAGAAGTCTGGGCAGGCTATTGCTTATCAGACGGATGTTAAGATAAAGGCTAAGACTTTTAAGCCATGGATTATCGGAACAGATGCTACTCAAATAGGCCAAGAAGTAGAATGGCAAGTTCTATGTTCCGCTCTCGGTCCTCCGGGAGCTTCTATCACTAGTTATATTAGGTATGGTCAAGGTATTGATCAATATACTGAATCGATCATGTTGGCTTGTGATATTGGTCTAATCAATAAGGCCGGAGCTTGGTATACTTTAGACTTTGTTGATGAAGGAACAGAGAAAAAACCAAAGATGCAAGGCACCGAAAAAATCAGGCAGTTTTTGCTTGACAATCCGGAAACATATAGTAAACTCAACGCATCAATCAAGAGTACCATGGGAATCAAATGCTAGTAAAGGACTTGGATGGCATTGCTCACACTTGGAACTTGACAGGAAATATGGCTCATGGAAAGACTACTAATAAGTCCTCTTTGCATATAAGAGCCAGAGCCTTGTTATCTACTCAGTTTCCAACACTACAATTGCTGGAAGAAATTCCAATTATATTGCGTAAGTCTGAGACTTTGTACTTAGATTTTTATATGCCTCTTAATAGAACTTGTGTGGAAGTTCATGGAGAACAACACTATAAATTCGTTGGTCATTATCATAATAATGCTCTAGGCTTCATGAAGCACAAAAAGAGAGATAAAGAAAAACTGGAATGGTGTGAATTAAACGGTATTAAATATATAGAACTACCCTTTAATGAGTCTGATTCAGAATGGCTAAATAGGATTACAGGGAAATGAATACTAAAGAACAAGTTGAAGAATGGGATCGTATATTAGACGAATATGAAAAATCTATTGGTCTAGGAACATATTCTGATATTCATAATTTTACAGAAGAAGAATTAAATTCCTACTTCTCTATGTCACGGGATGTGATAGAAAAATTAACCCCAGAAGATTGTGCACAGATCTCCTTGAGATTAGCCCAATATGCTTTGTTCTTACAAAGAACTATTAATAGAGAAATAGCTAGACATAACTGGGCCGAAGAATCAATTAAGGAATCTATCGCTGACGAAATTAATAACTATAAGGGATATGGGTATATAGAAAAATCTCTTCAGGCTATTAAGCATAACGATAAGGCTAGTGGATTAAATCGTATAAAAAAATATGCAAAACAAAGAATGGACAGATTATCCTATTTAGCGAACAATATTAAAAACTTATCCGATATTATATTAGCAGTACAGAAAACAAAGGTGAAACATGGATCTTAATGACCTAATAAAAAATCCAGATCAAATTAAAAGTCTCATAGAGGTTCTGCAAGCTCTTTTACCAAAAGAGCAAGAAAATACAGAGTCTGTTGTAGCAACAAGTAAAATTAAGAGTAAAAACTCAACTAGATCAACATCCACAATCAAGACACGCGGAGGACAAAAGCGCCGTAAGTCTAACAGTGGTGATGGTCTTAATAAGTTTGAAAGTATGTCTGAATTTGGTATGCATAAAGAGGATTCTGCAATAGATAAAGTTTTGTCTAAAATTCCACCGGTTGCTAGAACAAGAGACGAAGCCGAGCCGGTGAATGTGGTTTGTAGAATATGTGGAAAAAAAGAGAGTGTCAGTCCCTCGTTAATTTTTGATTCAATCTCTCGTTATAAATGTAATACTTGCGCTACACAATCAGGTTAATTTTAAGGTTTATTAAATATGATTTTATGCGATCCTTCGGCAGAAAGAGCCGTATTAAGTGGCATTCTTCAATATGGTGAAGATGCTTTTTTAGACGTTAGTGATCTTATACAAGAGTCTACATTTACAGTAGATAGTAATCAGCTTATTTTTCGGTGTTTAAAAACAATATGTGAAAAGCACCAAAAACCCAACATAGACTTGGCACTAATCTACTCTACTGCACAAGAACTAGAAATTGGACATATTCTCACAAAGAAAGAAGAAGCTTTACATTTAAAGGCTATTAGTGATTTTCCTGTTAATCTAGAAAACATTCGCAAATTTGCTGCAAAAATCAGAAAACTTGAAATTGCTAGACTTCTACATAAGCAACTCAAAACCGCTCAAGATAAAATCTTAGACGTTAATGGTAGCGAAAGTATTTCCTCTATCATAGGTATTGCTGAAGATAGTGTTTTTAATTTTGCTTCTTCTATTAATAATGATAACGATAATGCTCCGTCCTTAATGGGAGAAGGCTTAGAAGAATACATAGAATATCTACAAACCAATACTATTGATCAGGTTGGTATTCCTACTGGCTTTCCGGTTTATGATCAAGCTATCGGAGGAGGATTGAGAAAGGGTACTGTTAATGTTATTGGAGCTAGACCAAAAACTGGTAAAACACTATTGTCTGACAATATGGGTAGAAATATAGCTAAACTAGGTATACCTGTTTTAAACATGGATACCGAAATGAGCAAAAAAGACCATATACATAGACTACTAGCTATGTCATCAGAAATAGAAATAGCTAAAATTGAAACTGGAAAATTCACAGAGTCTCCAGTACATAAAGCAAAAATACTAGAAGCTGTGACAGAACTAAAAAATATGCCTATACATCATAAGGTAATAGCAGGAAAACCTTTTGAAGAACAGCTATCCATTATGAGAAGATGGATAGTTAAAGAAGTAGGATTAAATGACGACGGTACAGCTAAAGATTGTGTTATCTTTTATGACTATCTTAAGCTTATGGATACGGCAGGAATGGATAAAGATCTCAAAGAGTATCAGCTACTAGGCTTTATGATGACAGCACTTCATAACTTTGCTGTAAAGTATCAAGTTCCAATCATGGCTTTTATTCAATTGAATCGAGATGGTATTACTAAAGAAAGTACAGATTCTGCTAGTGGTTCTGATCGTATTATATGGTTGTGTAGCAATTTCAGCATCTTCAAACGAAAGTCTGATGAAGAAATAGCAGAAGACGGGGTTGAGGGAGGTAATAGAAAACTTATTACTTTGATCGCTCGTCACGGAGGAGGTTTGGATGACAATGACTATATCAACTGTAATATGAAGGGCTGGTGCGCTAAAATTACAGAGGGTAAGACTAGACTAGAACTATTGAGTAATAATAAACAACACCAAGATGGATTTATCGTTGATGACGAAAATAATAAAGAAGACATTCCCTTCGTATAATCAGTATCAGTTAAAAGAATTGTCTGATGCTGTTTGTGATGACATAGAAAATTTGTTAATTACTTTGGGTATTGAAGACTATAAGATTCTTGATAAAATGGTTATTATGCCATGCCCCATTCACAGTGGGGATAATGCTTCTGCTTTTAATCTTTATTACCAAGGAGATTCTTATAGAGGAAACTGGAAATGTAGAACACATCAATGTGAGGGTGTTTTTAAATCTTCTATTATTGGTTTTATACGTGGATGTTTATCCAGAATCAAAAAAAACTGGACAAAACCAGGCGATGATATGATATCTTTTAATGAAGCCGTAGAGTATGCTGTACAATTTAGTAATCACAACGTTCGTGCAATATCTACACCTAAAAAAGATCAAGAAAAACATACATTTGTTAATACCGTTAACTATATCACCAAGAATAATACCAAAGCTACCAATCAAATAGCTCGTTCAACAGTGGTGAAGTCTTTACAAATCCCATCGTCTTATTTTCAAACTAGGAACTTTAGCAAGAAGATTCTAACAAAATACGATGTTGGAGAATGTACAACTAGCGGCAGAGAGATGTACAACAGAGCTGTGGTTCCGATCTATGATCAAGACCATAAGCATATGATAGGATGTACTGGGCGAACAATTAATAATGAAAACCCAAAATGGAGACACAGCAAAGGATTTTCTGCTAATGAATCTTTGTATAATTTCTGGTATGCTAAAGAACACATTAAAGCACTCGGTGGAGTAGTTTTGGTGGAAAGCCCTGGTAATGTATGGAGACTTGAAGAAGCAGGAATACACAACTCTGTTGCTATATTTGGTTCTTCGTTGGGAGATAAACAAAAAATGCTTCTTGATATTTCTGGCGCTATGACTATTGTAACCTTAATGGATAACGACGAAGCTGGTAAAAAAGCAGCAGATCAGATTCTACAAAAATGTCAAAGAACGTATAATGTTAAACATATTCAACTCACCGACTATCCAGATGTTGCAGAAATGCCTTTGGAAAAAGTAATAAAAGATATTAAACCATTAATTGAAAGCCATATCAAATGCTAATATTAGGAATATCTGGAAGAAAACAGTCCGGTAAAAGTACTACTGGAAATTTTATATACTCTATCTATATGTCTAATCTTGGCATATCCAATAAAGTATATATCAACGAGTATGGACAAATTATAGTATCTGATTTATTGGGGGATACTAATTATGCTGGAGTATTTGATCCTACCAATCATTATGGTAATAACGACTATATTATTTCCCAAGTGTTTGAAAAATTAGCTCCATATATTAAGATATATAATTTTGCAGATGTCTTGAAGAGGGATATTTGTATGAATATTCTTGGATTAACCTATGATCAATGTTATGGTTCTGATGAAGAAAAAAATGCGCCAACGAACCTTCAATTAGACGGTAAGTGTCTATCAGCCAGAGATATTTTACAATATATAGGAACCGACGTATTTCGTAAAATTAAACCAGACGTTTGGGTGGAAGCTACGATTACTAAAATAAAGAAAGATAAACCAGAGTTAGCTATTATTACAGACTGCAGATTTCCAAATGAAGTAGACATAGTTAAAAATAATAATGGTAAAATTCTGAGACTTTCAAGAGATTTGCATCATTCTGACCACATTAGCGAAACCATCTTAGATCCAGAAAATTATAATTGGACAAATTTTGATTTTGTATTAAATAATGATAATATGTCCATATTAGAACAACTAACAGAAACCAAAAATATTTTAGAGGAGATACTAAAATTATAATCACATACTTTCGAAGTAGTTCATATAATACCCACAGTCTTTGTGAGCAACAATATTTTATTGAATATGTTCTTGGATGGAGAGGTCCGTCTGGTCAAAAGGCCGATAAAGGAACTATTGTCCATAAGGTTTTAGAAATTTTAGCTGTCATTAAAAAAGGACAGCAAGACGGTATGACCGAAATAGACGATGATGTAGTTGGCCATATTGATGTGAATAATTATAATCTGGATACTATCACACAAAAAGTATACAAGCACTACACAGAGAGATCTCCGCATCACAAGTGGGCACCTAAAGACTATAAGGATTGTCATTCCTGGGTTTATAAGGCAATCGAATTAAATAATGGCATGTTTGATCCTAGAAATCGTAATATTTTAATGCCAGAACAACATTTTGATTTTGAAATAAAAAAACCATGGTCTAAATACTCTTATAATCTTACAGACGGTTCTGTATTAGAGGGTAATTTGGCCATGAAAGGTACTATTGATTTAATAACTCTTGTTAATAAAGATACTATCGAGGTAATTGACTGGAAAACAGGTAAAAGATTAGACTGGGCAACGGGACAAGAAAAAACCCAAGAAAAGCTTGAGAACGATCCACAACTAAGAATTTACCACTATGCCATTAAACACTTATATCCTGATATTAAAAACATTATATTCTCTATCTATTTTATTAATGATGGTGGACCTTTTTCTATTTGTTTTCATGATAGCGATATTGCTGAAACAGAAAATATACTTCGTAGAAAATTTGATATAATAAAACAAACTACTAAACCTAAACTTAATAAGTCTTGGATGTGTAGTAAACTGTGTCATTTTGGTAAGACTACTTTTGCTAATACTAGTATCGAACCTGTTATCGAGTATAGAAATGGTCAGTTGTGCTCAAAGGACACGACCATGACAAAGTGCGAACAAATAAAACACGATCTAGACTTATATGGAATCGACGCTACTATAGGGCTATACAAGCACCCGAATCACTCCTTTGGATCATACAAAGCTCCCGGAACATGAAACAATACATCCCTTTGCATGTACATTCTCATTATAGTCTTATGGATGGTCTTAGTAAGCCAGCTCAAATAGCAACTAGATGTGCTAAAATTGGAGTTCAATCTTGTGCTATTACTGATCATGGATCTATTTCTGGAACAGTACAGTTTTATCAAGCACTTAAGAAACAAAAGATAAAACCAATACTAGGTTGTGAGCTATATATTTCTAAAGACAATAGTTCATTAAAAGTCAAAGAAAATAGCAAACTAAGTCACTTTTTAGTTTTGGCTAAAAACTATGCTGGGTGGAAAACCTTGATTAATATTGTTTCAGAATCTAACTCAGAATCTAACTTTTATCATAAGCCAAGACTAGACTTTAAAACACTATCCAAGCTATTAGATGGTAATATTATAGGATTTTGTGGTCATTTGGGATCCAGTCTAGCTAATCTAATTCAAGAATCCACAGATTCCATAGAAAAGTCTGGCACAGAATTCATTGCTCAAATGAAAGATATTTTTGGTCAAGACAATTTCTTTCTAGAAGCACAACTAATGGATAGAGAGTATTCTAAAGAACAAATAGAAATGACAGAGCATATTAGAAGGCTTGGTCAAATAACTAATACTAAAGTAATCTGTACTCCAGATGCCCATTATTGTGAAAAAGAAGACGCTATTGATCAACGCATATTACTATGTAATAATCTTAAAACAACACTAATTGATGTCAATAAAAAAATTCTTAACGATGAATCTGTAGCTATGGATTGTTTTTTTAAGTCAGATAATTTCCATATTCTAAGTCCAGAAGAAATGGCAAGTCTACATACAGACGAAGAAATAGAAAATACTAACTATGTAAATTCATTATGTGAAGAATACGATATTCTACACAAACCTCTTCTTCCAGAATTTAAATGTCCGCCAAACTTTAATCCCGACGAATATCTAAGAGAACTATGTCGTAAAGGATGGAGAGAAAAAATAGATAAGCAAATAGCTAAAGAAGACCATCAACAGTATGTAGATAGAATCAAATTTGAACTAGAAATCTTACAAGGTGCCGGATTATCTAGTTACTTTTTAATTGTGCAAGATATTGTTAATCTCGTTAGATCTAAGGGTTGGTTGCCGGGTCCGGGTAGAGGTTCTGCTGCTGGATGTTTAGTATCATATCTAATCGGAATCACGTCTATCAATCCTATAAAGTATGATTTGATCTTTGAAAGATTTTATAATGCTGGTAGAAACACATCAGACCATATCTCTATGCCAGATATTGATGTTGACGTACCCATTAATAAAAGAGAACAGATTATCTCATATATTAAAAACAAGTATGGTCACGATAAAGTATCTCAAATGATTACATTTAATACTATGAAGGGTCGAGGAGCCCTAAAAGAAGTATTAAGAGTCTATGGTAATATTAGTTTCGACGAAATGAACCGTATAACTAAATACATTCCGGATGAAGCTAAAATTGCAGACGAACTACAAGAGATGAAAGAAGATACTGGAGAAGCATCAATTATTCGATGGGCCTTAGAAAATAATGTTGACAAACTCAAAGAATGGTGCTATATATCTGAAGACAATACACTAGCAGGCCCTCTTGCTAAAAGATTTGAACAAGCTATACGTTTAGAAGGAACAAAATCTAACCAATCGAAACATGCTGCTGGTGTAGTTATTAGTAGCGAAAATCTAAAACTTGTTTGTCCTATGATATATGATTCTAAGAACAAGCAGTCGATTGCTGGTATGGAGATGCAAGATTTAGAAAGCCTTGGCGTGATTAAATTTGATATTCTTGGTATAGCTATGTTGGATAAAATTATGACTATAACAGATATCCTTAAAAATGGAGAATAATTATGGAGAAACAGTTCAGTCAATTAGCAGTAGGTGATAAGTTTATGGTAAATGGCGTACAATATGTTAAAGCAGTAGAAGTTAAAGTTAGTTGTTGCAAGTCGATCAACGCAACTGCTTCGGCTAACAGTAACGAGAAGACTTTTTTCCCAGGAAATACCCTAGTAACAGTGGAAACCAATGGCTAATTTTCAAAAATTTTGTGTGTTCGATTTAGAGACAGATGGTTCTAATCCAGATGTCTGTAGTCCAGTACAAATTGCTGCTGTGATTATAGATCCTTTTAGATTAGAAATAGTGAAAGATTCAGAGTTTAATATCACACTAAAACCAGCAGCTTTGGAAGAAAAAGAAGAATACGCCTATGAAGATAGCGATGTTCTTGATTTTCATGCCAAAGTAAGGGGGTGCGCTAAAGACAAGATTCTATCAGATTGGCATTCTTATCAGAAACAAGAGCATGGATGGAAGATGTTTGTATCTTACCTAGATATGTATCATACAAGGTCCGATAGAAAATCTTGCTTTAGTGCCCCTATTGCTGCTGGATATAATATTAACAGATTCGACTTAAAAATCATAGATAGATTAAGTCAGAAATATAAGAACATCAATAAGGAAGGAAAATCCAGTCTTTTTTATCCAAGAGACGTTGTGGATTTAATGAATGTTGTATTTTATTGGTTCGAAGGTAATAACGAACTCAAAAATTACACACTAGACCATGTAAGAGATTACTTTGGTTTAAGCAAAGAAGGTTCACATGATGCTCTTAAAGATGTTAAAGACACAGCAGAGCTTTTGATTAGGTTTATGAGACTATTTAGGAACACATCATCTAAGGTAAAATTTAAAGGATCGTGTACAGCAAATGGCTGAGTATTATACTTTTGATTGCGGTTGTAAATTTCCTGTTATTTCTCAGTCTGGTGAATTCCCTAAAATTGATTTTACTCCAAATGTAGAGAATCTAAATTTAGATTGCCAAAGAACATGGGAACTGATATCAGAAGGAAATACAAAAGGTTGTTTTCAGCTAGAGTCTAGGTTAGGCCAAACGATGGCCCGTAAGCTTAAACCAGAAAATATGGAACAGCTATCTGGTCTGATCAGTATTCTTAGACCAGGATGTTTGGAAGCCTATAGAGATGGCAAAAGCGTATCTAATCACTATATAGATAAAAAGAATGGATCTGAGTCAATTGACTTTTTCCATCCTGCTCTTGAAGAATCTTTAAAGAGTACCTACTCAGAAATGGTCTACCAAGAACAGGCTATGCAAATCTCACAAAAAATTGCGGGATTTGATCTTCAAGAAGCCGATATGTTAAGAAAAGCTATTGGGAAAAAGAAACCAGAAGAAATGGCTAAGGTTAAAAAGAAATTCATTGAGGGAGCAAAAAAGGTTAAAATTGTTGACGAATCTGAAGCAGAAGAGATTTTCGGTTGGATAGAAAAATCTCAGAGATATAGTTTTAATAAGTCCCACGCGATTTCATATGCTATTAATGCTTATATGTCAGCATATGCGAAAGCACACTTCCCAAGAATCTTTTTTGCATCATATCTAAGATTTGCTAAAGACAAAATAGATCCTCAACAGGAAATAAAAGAGCTGGTTAGAAATGCAACCGAAATGGATATTATTGTTTCTATTCCAGATATACGATATCTAAACGAATTCTTTATTCTCAAGAATAAGATTATTTATTTTGGATTAACAGATATCAAAGGGGTTGGTCAATCTGTCTTTAAGAAGATATTAAGCTTAACAAAAGAAATAGACCTCAAAACCGCAACATGGCTACAAATCCTAACTCAACTACTGCTCAATATTAATTCAACAGCAAGTAAAGCATTGATCTCTGCTGGGGCTTTGGACTATTTAAAAAAGAATAGAACAGAGATGCTATTTGAATATGATATATGCTCTTCTTTAACTAAAAAAGAATTACAGCTTTTAATGGAAATAATATCAGAAAGCAATCCCAAGAACCTCAAAGAAGCATTAGGTTCTATGTTGTTAATCAAAAAAGTGACTAAAAATAGGCAACCTAATATTCAAGCTTTAATTCAGTCTATAGATAAACCTCCATATTCTTTGCTAGATAAAATTGAGTGGTTATCTGACTCTGAGAATTCTTTACTTGGCACAGCAATAACCTGTTCCAAGCTGGATACTTATGATACTAGTATGTCAAACTGTAACTGTAAAACATTTAAAACTACTTTTACCAAAGAAAATATTGTTTTAGCTGCCGAAATTAGTAATATCAATATTACCAAAACCAAAAACGGTAAAAATCCAGGACAAGAAATGGCCTTTCTCACAATTGAAGATCAGTACGGAGTATTGGATTCTGTTGTCTTTTTTCCAGAACAATTAGCTAAATATAAACATCATTTATTTGTTGAGAATATTCTCGTTTTTGTAGGAAATAAAAGCAAGACCAAAGACGGTCTTATAGTAGAAAAATGTTTCATCCCAGTCACTTGACACCAACCCGACTCCAAATATAATACTCATGGCGTTTGAGTTTTTTTGAGTTTA